TTGAAAAGCAATCGGATTGGTATAAACATTTAAATTTTTTAATAAACAATGAAAAAGCAAGACAAGATTACGGCCAAGCGCTCGGGGAATGGGGAAGAAAAAAATACAACCTTTTCGACATCAATCCCAGACGTCGCGCCACATTTGAAAGTATTAGCAAAGCATAAACACATTTACGACTTTTATGTAAATACAGGCGAATTGGTTAATTTTAGCGCGGATATTCATAACGAAGTAATTGAGGCTTATCGGGTTGTTAATCCGCATTATCATTACAACCGCAGTTGCCCTGCGTGTGTATGCGATATGTTAAAAGACGTTTATAATTACTATAATAAAACAATATGATACACAAATTATTTTTAAACAACGGCGGTAATATTTGCAATAAATGGATTCACTATTTAGATATTTACGAAAAGCACTTTGCAAAGTTTGTAGGCAAAAAGTTTACAATGTTTGAAATCGGCGTTAGCAAAGGCGGCAGCGTAGAATTGTGGCGCGATTACTTTGGCAAAGACGTTACGATAGTAGGAATTGATATTGACCAAAATTGCAAGCAGTACGAAGGTGAACAAATAAATATTGAAATCGGCGATCAGGCAGATGTGCTTTTTTTAAATTCGCTTATTGACAAATACGGGATTCCCGATTTAGTTATTGACGACGGAAGCCACGTTATGCAGGATTTAATTAAGTCCTTTAAATTTTTATATCCGCAGTTAAAATCGGGTAGCGTTTATTTAGCTGAAGATTTACACACGTGTTATATTTCCGAGCCTTACAACGGCAACAATCCTAACACTTTTGTAAATATGGTTAAAAAGCATATTGACGAATTAAGCACAGGTAATTTAAAAATTCAAACCGCAAACAATAATGAATTATCTGAATTTTGGGCAACGACTAATTCAATAACTTGTTACGATTCAATTATAGTTTATGAGAAAAGAAACCAGGGGCGTAGATTTGATTTAAATACAGGTAGCGAAAAACTTTTTAACCATGAATAAATTAGTAGTAAACGTTCACGATCGTTTAGAAAACATTAAACTATGGATTAACGCTTGGGAACAATCCGAGCAACTCGATTACGAATTAGTGATAATTCAAAACCACCATGAGCCACAACCTGAATTTGAAGAGGTTTGCAAAGGCGTTAAATACATTAGACGTGTTGGAGTTGGTTACGATATCGGCAGTTTTCAAGATATTTGTAATGAGCGATTAGAGGGCTTTAGCAACGATTGGAATAAATTGTTATTCGTGTGCGATGATTGGCTACCGATGCGAAAAACATTTTTAAAAGAGTTCGACGATAAGTATTCAAAAAATACGGTTGTATGCAATGAAATGAGCAACATCATTAAACCGCATATTAGAACGAGCGGGTTTTTAATTGATAAGAATTTGAGTAAAAAGTTAAGGTTTGAAGTTGATCCGATTACAACAAAAGATGATTGCTGGAACTTTGAGCATAGAACGGCGCACTCATTTTTAGAACAATGCAAGCGTAATAATTACGAAGTAAAAACAGTATCACATATTTGGTGCGCTCCGATTTGGGATTCAGGACACCACCACCACACGAAAAGAATTTTGGAATATCAAACAAACTTTTATGAAGCTATCTAAATTAAAGGGCAACCCAAACAATCCCAGAATCATTAAAGACGATAAGTTTAAAAAACTTGTTAAATCAATAAATGATTTTCCAAAAATGATGTCTTTACGTCCAATCGTAGTTGATGAGAATTTTATTGTGCAAGGTGGCAATATGCGATTAAAGGCATTGCAAGAAATCGGGTTTAAAGATATACCCGACGAGTGGGTTAAGCAAGTTAGCGACCTAAACGAAGATGAAAAGAAACAATTTATTATCAAAGATAACGTTGGCTTTGGCGAATGGGATTGGGACGATTTGGCGAATAATTGGGACGCGGAACAATTAACGGAGTGGGGTTTAGATATACCAAACTTTGTAAATAATAGCGATGAATTTGGAACGGAGTTTAGTTTACCTGACGGCGACAAAGCACCATTTCAGCAAATGACTTTTACGCTTGCAGATGAACAAGCAACGCAAATAAAAAACGCTATTGAAGAAATTAAGCGAAGTGAAGAATATAAATACGCCGAAACAATGGGCAACGAAAATTCAAATGGTAACGCACTTTATTTAATTATAATGCAATGGGCAGAGCAAAAGAAATAATCGTAAAAGTAATACCGTCAAAGGTTGCAAATGATTTTGTTAAAAAACATCATTATTCAGGCAAAGTTGTACCTAATTCAACTTTACATTTTGGTTGCTTTTTAGATAATAATTTACACGGCGTTATGAGTTATGGAAATTCAATGGATAAATCTAAAGTTAAATTAGCCGTTGAAAATACAGGTTGGAACGAATTTATAGAATTAAATAGAATGGCATTTGACGAGTATTTACCTAAATATAGTGAAAGTCGTTGTATAGCAATCAGCATTAAATTAATAAAAAAAAATGCCCCACACATAAAATGGATTGTTTCTTTTGCAGACGGAAGTCAATGCGGAGACGGAACAATTTACAGGGCAAGCGGTTTTAAATTAATAGGTTTAAAAATAAATAATCAAATATTAAATTGGAACGGAAATATAATTGCTAAAAAAAGTTTAGATAATAAAAATTACCCTTCAATAAATGGTAAATATTTTTCAAGATATTTAATTGAAAAAGGAGAAGCAAAACCAATAGAGGGACATCAATTAAAATATATTTACTTAATAGATAAAACGTGTAAAATAACCGTTCCTATTTTACCATTTAGCAAAATAGATGAAATGGGCGCAGGAATGTATAAAGGCAAAAAAATAACCCTACAAGAGCGTAGGGTTACAAAGAGCGATGCAGTCGATTCGAACGCCACCCCTAATTTGGAAAACCAGTGTGCTACCATTACACCAACATCGCAAAACAAAAATAATAAAAGTAATTGAAAAAGCACGTTAGAATATATTTAAATCATTTCGGCTTTGACCAAACAGATTTTACGCCGTGCGAAGTTTGTGAATCAAAGGCGGTTGATATCCACCACATACACGCACGCGGAATGGGTGGCACAAAGAAAGCGGATAACATCGAAAACTTAATGGCGCTTTGTAGAAACTGCCATATTGAATACGGCGATAAGAAACAACATATTGAATTTTTAAACGAAATACATATTAAGAAAATAGCCAACAAATAGCGTAGATATGCCAAACCCACAAAACATAGAAAAGTATAAATTTAAAAAAGGCGAGGTTGCAAACCCGAACGGACGACCGCGCAAATATGTTTCAATCTTAAAAGATAGCGGTTATAAGTTAAGCGAAATCAACGATACCATCCAAAACATGATGGCGATGGATTTAACCGAATTAGGCGAAGTATTTAAGAATCCCAAAGGCACGATATTAGAAAAGACGATTGCCAACGCTATGCGTAAATCACTTGAGAAGGGCTCATTATATTCGCTTGAAACATTATTGACGCGTGTGTATGGCAAGCCAAAAGAAACGAGCGCAGTAACTACAGATGGCAAAATAGAGTTTATTGTTACAAAAGGAAAAACAATTTTATAATGTGGCGAGTATTTTTAATCGAGTTTATTGTAGTATTAATGATTTCGTTAATGTGGGTTAATATTATTGATAAGCATAAAAACGAAAAGTAAATAATTGCAAATACCGATCCCAGAACTTCACACTAATCAACAAAAGATATTTGACTGCGCTTCGCGGTTTAGGGTTGTTATGTGTGGGCGAAGGTTTGGTAAATCGGAGCTTGCACAACTTGAAATAATCTTTGAGGCAATTAAAGGGAATAGCGTTGCATACATCACACCTACATATCAACTCGCTAAAACTTTTTTCAATAAATTAATAAAAACTATTCCGTTTGAAAATAATAAATCGGACTTAACAATTAGCTTTCCGAACGACGGCAATGTAATGTTTTTTACAGGCGAACGATTAGACAATTTGAGGGGGCGTAAATTTCATTTAGTAATTATAGACGAAGCTTCGTTTATTCCTAATCTCGAAGACGGTTGGTTAAATTCAATCCGTCCAACGCTTACCGATTATAAAGGGCGTGCGTTATTCGTATCAACGCCAAAAGGTAAAAATTATTTTTACTCACTATTTATGAAAGCCGATGGCAACGATTGGCAATCATTTAAATTTACAACATACGATAACCCTTACATTGATCGTACGGAAATAGACGATGCAAAAACACAGTTACCGCCTGCAGTATTTGAACAGGAATACATGGCAAACGCAATGGAGAATGCATCTAATCCATTTGGCAATCAACACATAATCGACTGCGTGCGACCTTTGAGCGTTTTACCTGTGGCGTATTATGGAATAGATTTAGCAAAGTCCTTTGATTATACCGTTATTATTGGGCTTGATGCAAACGGGCACGTCGCACATTTTCAACGATTTCAAAAAGATTGGGCGCAAACCAAAGAAACTATTTTAAGGATTGATAAGAGCAAGCCAGTTGTAATTGATAGTACAGGCGTTGGCGATGCAATCACCGAAGATTTACAACGCCATTTTAACGCGATGCATGGATTTAAATATACTTCATCAAGCAAGCAACAATTAATGGAGGCTTTGGCTTCATCAATCCACAAACGCGAAATATTTTACCCCGATAACGAAATCAAAAGCGAGTTGGAAATATTTGAATATCAATACACCGCAACGGGCGTTCGATACAATGCGCCAACAGGTTTTCACGACGATTGCGTTAATGCTTTAGCTTTAGCAAATAAATGCAAAAACAATTATAAACACGCTGGAGTTTACCGCTTCATCTAATTTTTTCAAAAAATTCTATATTATATTATGAAGGTTACAATTTCAAAGTTCCAAGAGTTATACAAAATTAGTTTAATGGAAATTAACGAGGCGGAAAAGTCGGCTTTGTTGGTCCAAGAGTTTACAGGCTTAAGCCAAGATCAAGTTAATAAGATGCCTTTAAAAAAGTTTAATTCGCTTTGCAAAAGTATCAATGAAAAGTTTGAAAAGTATGGCAAAGAATTAGACGAAAAGAAACCGCAAAAATATGTGGCTATTAAAGGGCGTTTGTATTTGTTGGAATACGATTTAGCAAAGCCACCTATGAACGCCGGGCGTTATGTTGAATTAGCGACTTATAGCGAGGATGTAATCGGCAACCTGCACAAAATTATGGCTACGATGTGCACGCCTTTGAAGTTTACTTTTAAAGGTTTAAAGCGCAAAGAAAAGAATCATAAACAAGTTGCCGACGATATGTTAGATATAGATTTCGAGGTTGCGTATCATTCCGCTGTTTTTTTTTACGCAGTTTTCAGCAAATCAATTCAGGCTTCGGCTACTTATTTCAAAACAATATCAACGGAAACGGCGAAGGTGGACGAAGTGATGAAGAATTTAGCCGAGTTTACGGATGGCTTTATAACTGCAAAATGGTATCGGAATTTGAAAACATTAGTATAAACGAGGCTTGGGATTTGCCTGTTTTTCAGTTCCTAAATGATTTGAGTTATTTAAAAATGAAACGCGAAATTGATAACGAACAAGAAAAAAGACTATTAAAAAAACATGCCAATTAGTATTCAACAATCGCAAAAAATACAACTCAAAAACGGCTTTGTTGGCAGTTCAGGTAGCTTTGATTTTACCGAAGTAACGGCAAACGAAATAAATGCGTTGTTGATTGAACGTGCGGAATTGTTTAAGGACGTTTGGTTAGACCAATTAAATAGTAAAAAGATTATTGCATCTGGCAATATTGAGAATGTGGATTATGAAATAGTGCAAACAGGTAGCTCAGTAACTTTGAATATTAGTTTTGCTTATTACGCGAAGTTTCAGGACGAGGGGGTTATGGGTTATATTAGTAAATCGCCGAAAAGTAGATTTAAGTTTAAGAATACTTACACAATGAGCCCTGAAGGTCGTAAGTCTATTGCGAATTGGTTACGCTCAGGCAAAGCAAAAGTTAGAACAAAAGATGTAAAAAAGTATGGGGCTACAGGTATAGAGCGTAAATTTAAAAAGATTAGTGATTCAGATCAAAAGTTAAACGATGCAATTTATAATATAAAAGCATACGGTATTAAGCCACGTAATTTTATCGAGCCAACAATTAAAAAAAGTTTAGAAGGCTTTGAAAAAGAACTTGGCGAAAAGATAGGCAAAACAATAACAATTAATATTTTTAAATGAGTATAACATTAATAAACCCTTCAGGCTATCCATCCGCTCAGGATAATTTGTGGTCGATTGCTTATAGTAGCAATTCAGGGCAGGTAGATTTTAAATATGTTTTTGATGTGTACGTGGACGGCGTACAATTAGTTCGCACAAAGGTATTCCCAGAGCCGTCAAATGGTCGCGGTTACTTTGATGCTATGCCTGTGGTATCTAATGAGATAACTTACGGATGGTTTAATCCTGTTAATAATGTAACAGGTGTTCAATTAACTCAAAGCGATACGCTAAATGAAAAAATTTATCAATTAAGAGTTGGCGAAGATTACAGCGGAACGACTTATTTAAATTTAGTATCTGGCAACGTAACTACTTATAATTACAGCGCACCATTATTTAAGCGCAGGCAAATAAACATAGGGCAAAAATTAAATAATTGGCTAACAAATAGACCGTTAAGAATTAAGGCAAAAACTACCGATAAAATATTAATTCCATTATTTGCGCAAGGAGATAGCTTTATTCCTACTTATAAAAGTTACAATGCAAATAATCAATTAATTGGAACTGTAATTGATATTGCTTTTAGTTCAGATAAATACAATCAATTAGATATAGGATTCCAAGCAATAAAAAATAATTTTATTTATCACGGTTATAGCGCAATCTTAACAAGTCAAACGGCATATTATACAATTCAATTTGAACGTTCCAGTGAAGGTTGGTTATCGGATATTTTAAGAGTGGATATCGATTGCAACCCTTTATACACGCCTATAAATCTTTATTTTATTAATGCCTTTGGAATGTTCGATACGGCGCGTTTTGATTTAGCGTCGCGCCTTACAATGGACGTGGAGCGCAAAACATTTCAGCAAAGGGATTACACGTTAAATAATTCAAGCGTTGATTATTACAATGCTAATAACGTTTACAATGAAAGCAAAATAAACTACGGCAGTAAAGCAAATCATAGTTATAAATTAACAATGAATTACCCGAGCGATGCAGAATATATCTGGCTTGCTGAATTAATTGTATCACCGCAGATATACGCGGAAATAGACGGCAATTTTTATCCGATTAGTATCAAAGCGAATAATTACGAATATTCTACTTATACCAACAACAGATTAAAGGCGCTTGAAATAGATATTGAATTAAACCAAACACGCTACAATTTCGCACGATGACCAGAATATTTATCGAAGATAATGAGTTGGATATTAATGCGAATTTTTCGCAAATGATAAACTATTCAATAGACGATCTAAATAATTTAGATAGTAAAACAACAAACTTTACTAAGACAATTATACTACCTGGCACGTCTAAAAATAATCGTTTACTCGGTAATATATTTGAGTTTGGGAATTCAAATTTTACAGTTGATAGTGCACCAAATTTTGGATATAATTTTAATGCGAGTAAATCAGCAAAGGCACGAATTGAGGTAAATGGTATGCAAGTTATTAAGGGCGTTATGAGGTTAATGGAAATTATTGTTGATGGTCAAAATGTAGAGTATGAAGTTGCTTTGTTTGGGGAATTAGGTGGTTTCTTTTCTAAGTTAGGCGCAAGTAAATTAACGGATTTAGATTTCAGCGCATACAATCACACTTACAACGTTACTAACATTGTAAATAGTTGGGATAATGCAAACGCTGGGAGTGGTTACTATTACCCTTTAATTGATTACGGGAATACTTCGCCTGCATTAGATTTAAACTTTTTTAAAAAATCATTTTACTTTACAGCGTTTCGACCTGCATTTTTTGTAAAGGAATACATCAATAAAATAATAACGCAAGCGGGTTATACTTGGGAATCAAATTTTTTCAATACTAATTTTTTTAAACGTTTAATTATACCTAACAATCAAGTAAGATTAAAGTATAATAGGGATTTGATTTTTGAAAGTACAATTAACCCCGCAAGTCCTACAATTAGCACTTCGCAAAATTTAGTTCACATAAACATTGTAACTGATTTATTTACAAACGTTTCAAGTACAACGTTTACTTATACACCAGCTCAGCCATTTGTTGGGGAAATTGCATTTACGTTTAGGGGTACTTATACCGTGCAAAATACAAGCCCAATAGATACACAATTTAGATATGCGTTTGCGACTGTAAGAGTTTATAAAAATGGCTCGGTATTTTATATTGATACAAATAGACGCTTCGGTGGTTATGCCACAACTACGGGCGGGATATTAACAGGGCCATCTTACAATTTTTCTTTAAGATACCCGCCAATACCAATAACCTTTAATACAGGCGATACGTGGAAAATGGACGTGTTTATTTTTGATACAAACGGGGCGCTTTTAAATGTAACTTCAAATAGTAGTGGCGTTTCAATTTCAACGGCAAATCCGATTTTAGTTACCGCACAATACGGCGATGATTTATTGGTAAACGGCTCACTACCGCAGAACATTTTACAAAAAGATTTCTTTGCGTCTATTTTAAAAATGTTCAATTTAATGGTAACGGAAGATAAGTTTACCGATAAGAAATTAGTAATTGAGCCTTATGTTGATTTTTACGATACAGACCGCACAACCTATCAAGACTGGAGCGACAAAGTAGATAGAAGTCAGGTTATAAAGATTAAACCAATGAGCGAAATCAATGCTCGATATTACGATATAAAATTTAAACAGGATGCAGATTATTTTAATGAGCAATACAGGAAAAAATATGTTGAAGGGTACGGCGATTACAGATTTGATAACCAATTAGATTTTGCAAAAGACACAAGCGCAACGGATGTAATTTTTAGCGCAGCGCCTTTGGTTGGTTATAGCGCAAACGATAAGATTTTTCCAGCTATTTATAAATTGAATAACGGAACAGAAGAAATGATTGAGCATAACATTAGGATCATGCAAGCCAAAAAAATAACAGGTCGCACAAGTTGGAAAATATACAATAAAGTTTTGGGCGTTGATACGGTATTAACAACAACAACGGCGTATGGTTATGCAGGGCATTTAGACGATCCATTTAACGCCGGTGCGGATTTAAATTTTGGAGTGCCTAAAGAAATCAATTTTACTTTGGCTTCGGGTTTATTATCAAATAATTTATTCAATACTTATTACTCGCCATACTTTGCGGAAATAACCGACAAGGATTCCAGATTAGTAACGTGCAAAATGAAGTTTACTGAGCGCGACATCAATACGCTCGATTTTACGCGGTTTATTTGGGTTGATGGGGTTTTGTATCGCCTTTATAAGATAGTCGATTATAGCGAAGGGGAACTATGCGAGGTGCAATTATTAAGAGTAATTTATACAACATACTAAAATGATTATAAAATATTTTGACGAATTTAATGGGCAATGGTTAGATATAACAGGTACAACCGGGACGACGCTAACATACAACGACGCGAGCGGATGGGTTGGAGTTCCTAACAAAGTTATAAGATGCAATATTTCGCAAGTTGGAACAAGCGCACCGACGATTATAGAATTAGAAAATACAACAGGCGCAACGCTTTCTACATCAAGAAATAACATAGGTAATTATCGCATAGATGCGAGCGAAACAATTTTTAAAGAAAATACAATGTTTATAATTATTGGCAATAACCAAATAAAAAACGGCGAATATACTTTTATAATGCAGTATAGCGATAGTAATACAATGACATTATTTACATACGAGGGCAATACATTAACGGACGAATTATTAAGTAATACAAGTTTTGAAATAAAAATATATTAATGGCAACAAATACTGAAGTTGGAGTTAAAATAACGGTGGACGGTAGCGAAGCGACCAAATCGGTAGGCTCGATTAAATCTCAATTAAAAGACGCGACGGCTGAATTATTAGCGATGCGCGAAAAGTTTGGCGATACATCAAAAGAGGCGGTTGAAGCCGCGAAAAAAGTTGCTAAATTAAAAGATGCTATTGGCGATGCAAAAGCTATGGCGGACGCCTTTAACCCCGATGCAAAATTTAAAGCATTTGGGCAAGCGTTACAGGGCGTTGCCGGGGGTTTTAGTGCGGTACAGGGTGCAATGGGTTTAATAGGTAGCGAGAGCGAAGACGTTGAAAAAATGCTTTTAAAAGTTAATTCCGCAATGGCATTAAGTCAGGGCATTAACTCAGTATTGGAAGCAAAGGATGGATTTAAAAACTTAGGGGCTGTTTTAAAAAGTTTTAGCGTTGTTCAAAAAGTAGTAACCGCAGCGCAAAGAATTTTTAATTTAGTAATGGCGGCTAATCCTATTGGTGTTTTAATTGTTGCAATAACGGCTTTAATCGCTGGCATTGTTTTGCTTACCAAGTATTTTATGGATAATGCAAAGGCAGCTAAATTTAATGAGGCATCGGTTAAGGCAAATGCAAAGGCATTAGATCAACAAAAAATTGCAACTCAAAAAGCAGCCGATGAATTAAACAGGGCGCAAAATTATCAACTCGCAATGGCAAAAGCCAATGGCGAAACAACCAAATCAATAAGGGCGCTCGAATTAAAATTAATAGATGAAAAGATAGCGACAGAAAGGGCATCGAGGGAAACGGCTATAAATACGTTTGAAAAAAATAAAAATGCTTTGGCTTCGCTTAAGCAAGCAGGCGCGAGCGATGAAGTAATAAAAAAGCAACAGGAAACAACATCGGAATCTTTAAAATATGCAAACGAGCAAACTGCAAACCTTAATAAATCATTAATCGATAGGGTTGAATTACAACGTAAGCATAATGTAGAAATCGCACAGGAGCAAACGAATAAAAATAAAGAACAAGACCAAAAAGATAAACAAGAGTATGAGAAAAGATTAGAGGCGCAGAAAAAAGCAAATGAAGATAGGAAAAAACAAGACGAAGAATTTGCAAAAGATTTACAAGCGTTAAAAGATAAAAATTTTATTGATAGCGTTAAAAATGAAAATCAAAAAGCCGAAGACATATTAAATTTGCAACTTACAAATGATATGCGGGCTTTAAATGCAAGTAAGTTAAGCGAAGAGCAAAAGTCAGCAATGCGTATTGAAATAGGCAAACAATACCAGATTCAATTAGATGCAATAAATGCTAAGCGCGATGAAGAGGAACAAAAAAAGTTAGACGAAGCACAGATTAAAGAACAGGAAAGAACTGCAAAAAATAATGAAATAAGAAAAGCGGAATATGATAAAAAAATAGAAGCAGAAAAACAACAAACCGCAAAAGAAAAAGAAGAATCGGATAAAAGAATAGCTATCGCAAAAGCAGAGGAAGAAGCAAAAATTGCAGCGTTTGAAAGCATAGGTAGTTCGTTAAATATATTATCCGAATTAGTCGGTAAAAATACAGAGGCTGGAAAAGGTTTTGCGATAGCATCTTTAGTTGTTGAGCAAGCGTTAGCAATAGCCAAAATAGTTACAAATTTAAAAGTTGCCAATATGAAATCGGCTGCACTTTTCCCTACAACATTGGGACAGCCATACGTAACTATAAATACAATATCCGCTGGCTTAGGAATAGCCCAATCTATTGCAGCGGTTGTAAAAGGTATTAGAACAATTAGAGGCGTTAATGCAAAAACAGGTGCAGGTGGGTCGGGCGGTGGCGCTCCATCTTTAGGCGGTGGGGCTGTTGCGCCACCATTACCGCCACAATTAGAAACGCAAACAATTAACGCCGGGCAAGTTAATCAGTTAGCATCGGCAACGGCTCGCGCCTATGTTGTAGAATCCGATGTTAGCGGGAATCAAGAACGAATAAATAGATTAAATAGAGCATCACGTATAAATTAAAAATTATGACATTACCAATTTACGAATTAAAAATAAGTGAAAACTTACAAGATGAAGCACAGGTTGATTATATCGCATTAGTAGATGCGCCTGCAATTAAAAAAGATTTCCTTGCGTTTAACGACCAATTAAGTATTTACGGCTTTAGTCCAAAGTATTTTTATTTATGTCCATTAGCTACTGAATTATTTGAGCATTTAGTAGAAATGAATGTTGGAATAAATGAGCAGGGAATGTTACGAAGTGCCGGGCAAATAGCAGATAATATTTTAGAAACTGAATATTACGCAATCGAAAAAAACTTTGTTAGTGTTGAAGATTACAACGAGGCGGTTTTATTGCTCGATGATTTTATTGATTTAATGGCCGAGATAGACAAGTTGATAGGAATGCAACACGATGTAAGTTTTATGCAGAATCACATAAACAAGATTAAAGAATATTTGCCAAAAAATACATTTGCAGAATCTTACAATGACTATCCAGAACAAGCCAAAGAAAATGCAAAGATAGCTTTGAGATATGCAGAAGAAAACGGGTGGGGCGATTGTGGAACGCCTGTTGGGAAAATAAGAGCGAATCAATTAGCAAACGGCGAGCCGATTAGTAGAGATACTATTGCACGTATGGCATCGTTTGAAAGGCAAAGACAAAATTCTAATAAAGAATTAGGGGATGGTTGCGGACGTTTGATGTGGTTGGCTTGGGGTGGCGATGCTGGAGTAGAATGGGCAACTCGGAAACTTGCACAAATCGACAAAGAAAAATTATCGTTTGCAATTATCAGCGAAGAAAAAAGAATCATATCGGGGGCTTTAATGTTAGCAGATGAATTGATTTACCGCAATAACGAAAAGATGGGCGAGCACTATGTTAAGTTTTCAGCAGATACGATAAAAATGATTGCTATAAAATTTGCAAAAAAGAAATATCAAAACAATGTCAATTTAATGCACGATCCTGAGCAAAAAGTAAAAGGCGTTACGATGTTTGAAAGTTGGTTAGTAGATAAGGAGCGAGGCATTATGCCAATGAAAGGATTTGAAGGGGTTGCCGACGGCTCATGGTTTGGGAGTTTCTATGTAGAGAATGAAAAGGTATGGCAAAGCATAAAGAAAGGCGATTATAAAGGCTTTAGCGTCGAAGGGTTGTTTGACTATGTAGAGCCGATTAGTGCCGAAGAAAACGCCTTAAAAAAGATAGGCGAACTTTTAAACTCAATTATTGAAGAATAAATCTATAATATATTATGAAAGCAACAGAAATTTTACAAAAATTAAAAGAACAGTTTGCAGAATTGGTAAATCAACCAACGCAAACACCTGTTAAAATGATGCAAGCAACTTTAAAAGACGGAACGATTGTAGAAGTTACGGCGCTTGAAATTGGCGGAATAGTAACGATTGAAGGTGTGCCAGCTCCAGTAGGGCAACATGAATTAAGCGACGGAACGATTATTGTTTTAGGCGAAAACGGCGCTATTATGGAAATTATGCCGATAACTGAAGAAGTTGAAATCGAGGCTAAAATGCCAAAGGTTGAAGATATGGGCGCTAAATTTTCAAGTTTAGAAACTGCAACCAATGAAAAGTTTGCTACTTACGAAACAAAGTTTGCGAATTACGAAACAAAGTTTGCAGAATACGAAAGCAAATTAACTAAAGCTACTCAAATGATTGAGGGGTTAATTAACTTAACTAAAACGCTTGCAGAAACGCCAACAGGCGCTCCAGATTTAGCGGTTAAAAATAACTTTACAGAAACAAAAAAGACAAAGGATTATTCAATATTATTTTCATAAAAATTAAAATTTAAATAAAATGGCATTATCATTAGGCACATTAAATTTATATACAAAGCAACTTGTTGAGCCATTATTAACAAGTGCGGTTATAGGTGCAAAAACTCAACAATTAATTATGGATGGCGGTATCGTTATCCCTAAAGTAAAATCAAGCGCTGCAATTCCTTTAATGGATACGGACGCTGTATTTCAAGCGGATGGTTGCGGATATTCTCCAAGCGGTACAACATCGTTTACACAAAGAACGGTAACCGTTGGAAAAATTCAAGTTAGTGAGACCATTTGCCCAAAGAACTTTGAGGCTTACTTTACACAAGAGGCTTTAAAAGCCGGTAGCACTTACGAAGATTTCGGAAATGCTCAATTTTTAGAGGCGTACTTAGCAAAGAAAAACGCACGTATAGCCGCTCAAATCGAGACTGCAATTTGGCAGGGCGATGTAACAGGCTCGGGCGGTGCAAACTTAAATAAGTTTGACGGATTGATTAGATTGATTGACTTAGGTAGCCCAGTTGATGCAAACGTTTCAGGATTCACAGGAGTTAGTGGCTCGCCAATTTCAACTGTAACTGCAACTAACGTTGTAGCTGCAACCGAAGGAATCTACAAAGCAATTCCTGCAGAAGTTATGGCGAAGGGCGATGTTAAGATTTTCTGCGGATATGATTGGTATAGATTGTTAATCTTAGCTTACAGAGCATTAAACTTGTTTAGCTACAATCCACAGGACGTAAATGCTCAATCATTTATTTTACCGGGAACAAATATCGAGGTTGTGCCTGTAAATGGTTTGAACGGAACGGGCGATGCTTACGCAATAAGCCTTTCAAATATGGTTTTGGCGGTTGATTTAGAAAACGAAGAACAAAACTATCGCGTATTCTATTCAATGGATAACGATGAGATTAGAACAAAAGTTGCTTTTAAAGTTGGTGTAAACGTAGCGTTTACAAATGAGGTTGTGAAATTTAAAGCGGGAATCTAATAACAATATTACTTACAAAAATGGTGGTGCAAAATACACCACCATTTTTTTTAAAACTTAAAATATGCCTTGCGAAATTACATCAGGTTATGCGATAGATTGTCGCGATAGTATCGGCGGAATAGATGCCATTTACTTAATTGAAAATTCAGCGCTTTATGATGCGTCTGGAGTTAGTCGTGTAACTTATGCTTCGGGTACGGTTACCGCATTAACAAAAGATACAGGAAAAAAATTCTATAAGTTTGAAGTTCCAAGAGCTACGGCAATGGCTTCGAATAACATTACTGCATCTCAAGAAAACGGAACTTTGTTTTTTACACACATGGTTTCATTTCCTATAAATTCACGTAGTGCAACTGTTAGAAATATAATTACAACTTTAGCCAAAAATCGTGTTACGTTCGTAACTAAAAATATGGACGGGACTTTCAACATGTTCGGGCAAGGATTTGGATTATTTTTAGATACGTCGGAAGGTGGAACGGGTACGGCTTTGGGAGATCGTTCAGGATTCCAATTATCTTTTAGCTCACAAGAGGCTGAAGATTATTTAATAGTTCCTTCAAACATTGCGGCTACTTTAGAAACACCAGGCGCTTAATAATATTTTTCTATGAAATCAGCCCACCGTTACCGAGCGTTTCGGTGGGTTTTTTTATATCTCAAACGTAAGGTTTAACCTGACAAAAATGATACATTTAACAAAAGGATTAACGCAGACGGTTTTTTTTAATGCTTCGCAAAATTGCGTTTTAACTAATCCTTATTTTTTATTTGTATTTACGAATAGAATTACTCAGGATGTTGTTAAATTTGTAGCAACTAATACATCATTAACTTTGCGATACAATAAGTTTTCTTTGGTAACAAATAGCCGTTTTAATAACGCAGAAGAAGGTTTCTGGACTTATAATGTATATGAGCAAGCGAGTAGTTCAAACACGAATATAAGCGGTTTAAATAACGTTGAGAATGGCTACATGTATTTGCACCCTACAACAGAATTTGCACCAACAGAATATAACGATCAATCAAACACTTTTGTAACTTACAATGGATAATAATTATAAAGTAATCGAGTTAAAATTTGACCGCGCTTTGCAACCTGTTTTTACTGAAAAGAAAAACAAAGGGTATGTGGAGTTTGGCGAGCTAAATAATTATCCAGAGTATTTACTTTCATTGTATAACGAATCGCCAAAGCATGGCGCGATTGTTAAAGGAAAATCAACATACATTTTCGGACGTGGTTTTGAGAATAAGGGCAAAGCAAATAGTAGGGGCGAAAGTTGGAACGATATTTTAAAAAAATGCGTTAAGGATGATGAACTTTTTAGAGGTTATTATTTGCAAATTATTTGGAATCGAGTAAAGCAAATAAGCGAGGTTTACCATATTGATTTTTCAAAAGTTAGGGTTGCAAAAGATTTAAGTAGTTTTTATATTAAAAATGATTGGTTAGATTGGAAGGAAAAACCACGCGAATATCCGCAGTTTAATGTTAATGAGCCATACGGTAGCCAGATATATTACAAGCGTGAATACAATCCAACAAGTTCGATTTATCCTTTGCCGTCTTACTTTCAGGGACTTAATTATATTGAATCGGATATTGAAGTTTCGCGCCATATTTTAGGAAATGCAAAACAGGGATTTGTTGGTAGCACGCTTATAAATCTTAACAATGGCGACCCGATTAACGAAGAGCACAAAGGCGAAGTTGAGAAGGGTTTATTAAACAAATTTACAGGCGATAGCGGGAAACGTGTTGTTATAATGTTTAACAAGTCCAAAGAGAATAGCGCGGATATTCAAAGTTTGGGTACTACGATGCTAACTAAAGAGGATTTTACAAACATCAACAATTTAATTCAACAAGAGATTTTCGCGAGCCATCAAATTACATCGCCACAACTTTTTGGCATTAAAACTGAAGGGCAATTAGGTGGACGTACTGAAATCCGCGACGCTTACGAAATATTTAATAATACTTACGTCGCCGAAAGACAAGACGAATTTAACCAAGTTTTTACGGATTTTAGAAACTTAAAAGGCGAGGTCGGGGAGTTTAATATTATTCCTTTAGAGCCGTTAAAGTTTGAGTTTACTGAAAATATTATGGTGGCGAATTTAACGCAAAATGAAATTCGTGAGTTGATGGGGCGCGAGCCTTTACAAAATGGCGCGGTTACATCGGACGGCGAGACGGCTATAAATGAGCAACCCGTTCAACTTGAGTTGCCAATTTCAAACGATGCAATTAAGAATTTAAGCGGTCGCCAATACCAAAACGTTATGCGTATTGTTAGGCAGTTCGGGAACGGCAAACTAACAAAAGAACAAGCCGGGTTGATGCTTAAAAATGGTTTTGGTTTTACCGATGCAGACGTAAATGTTTTTTTAGGATTAGACGATAACCCTTTGACCGATGACGAAGTGCAAAAATTTTCAATGAGCGAAGATGAACGAATGATTGAGCACTTTGCAAATTGTGGGGAATACGATTATAATGAAATCAGTTTTGAAGAAGCGAGAATAAATTTTGCAGACGATTTAACGCAAACGCAAATAAATGTTTTAGACTTAATCACAAAAGATAAAAATATTACGCCTTTAGTAATTAGTCAAAATTTAAAAATAGATACGGCTTTAGTAAATGAAATTATAGACGATTTCATTAAAAAAAAAATAGTTAGTATAACGCAATCAAGCATTAATGCAACGCCTGTTTATGAGGTATTGCAACCTGTTAGTGAATTAACAAATAAAAAAGCAAAAACAACACGTTTATTTATACGATATAAATACGATTGGCGCGCGGGATTTAGCGATAAGGATATGAAAACGAGCCGACCATTTTGTTTAAAGATGCGCGAAATGTCAAACGCTGGCAAATCGTGGAACAGGTCGGATATAGAAAGTTTGTCGGTGGCTTTGGGTTATTCAGTTTGGGAGCGTCGCGGTGGTTGGTACACAATGAGCAACGGCGAACATCGTGAATCGTGCCGACATATTTGGTCATCAAAATTAATGGTAGCAAAATAATGAGCAAAAACATTCTATTTATTACTGAGCAATTATTTAAAGATCGCACAGGCGCGAGTAACAACATCGACGGTAAACAAATTTTTCCGATGGTTAAAGTTGCAGGGGATATGTATATCCAGCCTGCGCTCGGTAGTAAATTATATCAACGTTTACAGGATGGGGTTGTAGCGGATAATTTAACAAACGATGAAAAGACTTTGTTGGATGTTTACGTAACAGATGCTTTGATTTGGTTTACTATGTCGTTGCTTCCAATGATAATGGGCTTTCAATTATTTAGTAAAGGATTTTTGCAAAAGACTGCAGAAGAAAGTAACACGCCAAGCCGTGCTGATATGGAATTAATCGAGCAAAAGTATTTATCAATGGCGGAGTTTTATAAAACGAGATTAATAAAATATTTGCAGGAAAATTATACTTTGTATTATGAGTATTTAAATCATGGTAGCGGATTAGACGTTATATTTCCAGAGGCAAAGGCTTATACTTCGCCAATCTATTTAGGGCGTGATTACGTGCCAAATACACCGCGTTGGGTTAATGGATCAAGTAGTTATTCAATACCGCAGATTGCGTACTATACAGCCGTAGGCAATGAATCTACATTTAACGTTAATGATTTGTACGGTCGCATTGTTTTAGTGGCCACACGATCAGGATTAAGCAAAGTAATTGTAAACGGTCCAACGAGCGATTCGGGTAAAATACAAATCAATGGAAACGTAATTGTATTGCCCACTGGCGACGTTGCAATGGCAGGCGAATTATTTACATTTTTATACCGATAATATGAGCAAAGGCTATAAACTTGAATTTATAGAAAAAGTAAAAAAGAAAAATGACCTACAATCAAATAGTAACAAAAATACAGGCGTTATTGCAAAGCCATCCAATGATAAAGGAAACAAGATTTGCAAGCCCTACGGAGTGGCTCGGGTGGGTTAGTCAGCCGTTGTTACCTGTTGCATCGTACGTAATGGATACGGGAAATTTTAACGTAGGGCGCGAATTAATTTATCAAATACAATTTTGGTTTATTGATAAATCTGGAGTTGAAGGGGAATTTGAAACTGAGGTTGTAGGCAATATGCATAGTGTAGCGAATGATATTGTAATGGCGTTGCGACAGGATAGAACAATCAGTATTGATACGTCAATAAGTTGGACGGCGATAAGTGAAAAATTTGAAGATTATTTAAGTGGCGTAACATTGACATTTAATTTAACAACGGTATCTGAATTTAATAACTGCGATTTCCCAATATGAGAAAATTAATTTTATTTTTATTAGTGTTTGTAAGCGCGAAAGTTAGCGCTCAGGTTTACCAAGAAATGCCACAATATGGCTATCGTGCTAATCGTATGGCGTTTGATTCTACTTTGCAGATTCCAACTGTTTGTGGTGTACCTACTTTAAAAAGTGTTGTAAAAGTAAATAAGAACGGCGCGATTGCTTACGATAGTTGCAACGCAATTTTTTATACTTATAATCCAAAGACGCTAACATGGTCGGCGGTTACAGGTGGGGGCGGTGGCTCAACCGATACTACAAGTTTAAGCAATAGAATAAATTTAAAATTAAACATAAGCGATACGGCTACAATGCTTAATCCTTATTTAAGAAAAATTGACACTACTAATAAATTTGTAAATAGAATTACGCGAATAGAGGGCAAAGATTCAATCATTTATTTTGTTGGTGGGAATAGGTTTGCAATTAAAGATAGTGTTGGTGGTGGCGATTTTTTGCCATTAACAGGTGGCACATTAACAGGTAATCTTAATGGCACAACTGCAACTTTCTCAAGCAACGGAAGTTCAAACACTTTTAATATTAATCATACTTCGGGAAGTGGTCATGGGTTAGAAATTACAAAAGCTGGCAGCGGAGAAGGATTAGTAGTAAATAAAACTTCAGGTAGTGGAAATGCAGTAACAATAACTGGAACACTTAACGCAACTACAATTATAAAGAATGGAGGCACTTCATCACAATTTTTAAAAGCTGATGGTAGTGTTGATGCTACAACGTATGTAAGTGATACAACAGCATTACAACCTAAATCAATTCCATCATATTCTATTTTAGCAAACAACACAAGCGCAACGGCAAACGCAACGGCTCAATTTTTTAAAGATACATCAGGAACTTATACAGGAACAATTACTTGGAATGGAGTTGCACCCACAAGTGGTAATTTTTCTTATAGATGGACACGTATAGGAAAAATGGTTACAATAAATATTGCGTTGGCTTATACGGTTGCAGGTTCAGCCAATTCAACTTTAATAGTTACTTTGCCAACAGATGCGCCAACACCAACAAAGCCAGCAGGATTAACAAGTGCTTTAAGTTTAATATACCCATGTTACGGTACAGTAAACGGTCCTGCAGCAACCACATTATCAACGAGTGCTTTTCGTGGTTCTTTAAGAAATAACACTGCAAATAATGGATTTGAATTTTTTATTGGTTATACAAACACAACACCAATAAATGCAAACTTTACTTGTTCATATTTTACAGATTAATTATGAAACACATAAGACAAATAAACAGCGTTAATACTAATACATACACAATAGTATTATTAGACAATTATAATGGCATAATTGAAAATCATCCAATATTTAATGCGTTTCCTAATACATTTGAAATTTCTGAAAATGAGTTACCCGATTTTGTGCAATATGTAAGTTTTGAAATTGAGGAATTAAAAACAATTATAACTAACAAAAATAATGAATCAATATAACCCACCATTAACAGCAATAAGCGGATTTTGCGCGATTATATCTTTGTCAAATATTCAACCGATATTAACATTTATCGCGTCGCTAATTGCTATTATTAGTGGCATTTATTCTATTTATAAAAAATCAAAAAAATAAAATCATGAGTACATTTTTAAATTTAAATTCGAGCGACTTTTTAAAAGGTTTAATTATGGCGGTTTTGTCGTCTGTTATTACCGTTGTTTATCAAACTGTTGAAGCAGGGAGTTTAGTATTTGATTGGAAAGCAATCGGAACAATCGCGCTTACTTCAGCGCTTGCGTACATTATGAAAAATTTGTTTACCAATTCAACAGGTAAATTATTTGCAAAAGAGAACTGATATAGCTCGGGAGTATAGAAAAAAGTTTCCAGATATGCCGACGTTAAAATTGGCAAGGATAGTTTATGCAGATAATAAATTAAGTTTTAAAGACGTTGAAGATTGCAGACATGCATTAAGATATATTGAGGGTAAAGTAGGTAAAAGCCAAAGAAAATTTGTAAATAAAACAGAGTTTTTTATGAATGAAAATAGAGCAAAAAATCCCTACAATTTACCTGAATCTTATGAGGAAAAACGCGAGCCGTTTATACTTCCAGAATACTGCAATAATATTCTTTTAATTTCAGATTTGCACATTCCTTACCATAATATCGACGCGATCACATTAGCATTAAATTATGGCAAAGAGCAAAAAGTAAATACTATTTTTATCAATGGCGATTTAATCGATATGCATCAAGTATCGAAGTTTGAAAGCGACCCAAAGAAACGAAGTATAAAACAAGAGTTTGACGCAACCCGTGAATTTTTGACACAACTTCGCAAAGCATTTCCAAAAGCATTAATTTACTGGCTAAAGGGCAACCATTGTATTAGATGGGAAAAATTCTTATACTCTAAAGTCCGAGAAATTTGGGACGACGATTATTTTTTTTTAGAAGAAAGGTTGCAATTAAATTCAGTAGGCGTTAAGATATTAGATGACAAAGTTTTGGTTAAGGCAGGGAAATTATCAATTACACATGGCCATCATATTTTTAAAGGGGCGTTCACACCTGTAAACCCTTCGCGTGGCGCATTCTTAAGGGCAAAGCAATCGTTAATTGTTGGTCATCTACATAGACCTTCACACCATCCAGAAACAGACTTAGACGGCAAAATAATAAGTTGCTGGAGTACAGGTTGCCTTTGTGAGTTACGAGCGGATTATTCGCCTTTAGTTGGTAACACTATGCATGGCTTCGCTCATTTACAAATTGCAAAGGACGGCGATTATACAGTTAAAAATTATTCAATAATAAAAGGTAAATTATGCTAAAAGAAATTTTGGATAATGAAATTGAAATTGAATACGAAGATAGAAGTAGCGAATACATCGCATCGGCTTTTAATGCTCTGGGGGCGGTTGATATGCTTGACATAGGATTAATGAATGAAGATGAAAGGCAAACGATTAAAACAATACAATTTCAAGCGATAGCGATTATTAGCGAATCAATAAATAATATTTATAATGAAATATTTGATATTAGCCCTGACGACGATAATGATTTGGTCATGTAATCCGAGCAAAAAACTTGACAAATTAAACGCAAAACACCCCGAACTCCTTGCCAAATTTTGTAGAGATACATTCCCCTGTGTAATATCAAAAGTTGATACAATTACAAGTTTTGATACTAATTACATAACTATTGAATGCCCAGGTTATAAGGCAAAAGATACGATACTAATTACAAATTATTTAAAAGGTAGTGCGGTTTTAAAATATTTAGATAAAACAAACACGATCATTAAGACAATAAAAGATAGCGCCGAAATAAGAGCATGCGAATTAGAGTTAAAGTCTGTTAATAAAAAATTGAATGAATCAAAGGAATTGAATACTAAATTGCAGAATAAAGTTACTGCAAAAAATCGTTGGATAATGTGGCTTATAATAGCACTTTTAGTAACGATAATGTGTAACATAATACAACTTAAAAAATGACAGCATCGCAAAATTGTATCAACTTAATTAAAATGTTTGAGGGTTATAAACCAAAGGCGTATTTATGCCCGGCAGGAGTGGTTACAATCGGCTACGGCTCAACTATGTACTCAACAGGATTAAAGATTAAATTAGGCGATACAATCAACGAACAACAAGCGAATGAGTTATTAATGTGGGAGCTAAGAAATAAGGCTTTTTCTTTGCATGGATTACATTTAAACCAAAATCAATTTGACGCTTGTTTATCATTTGTGTTTAATTTGGGAATCGGTGCGTTTGCAAAATCAACGCTCAAAAAAAAGATAATTGCCAATAGCCAGGATGTAACTATTAAAGCGGAGTTTATGAAATGGAATAAAGCGCGAGTTGGTGGCCAGTTAATTGAGTTAAAAGGATTATCACGCAGGCGAATCGCCGAAGCGGAATTATATTTTAAGATTTAGTTTTGTTTGTTTAGTAAATAAATCGGCTAAGCGTTTCTACGTTTTCGGCTTTTTTTAAAGGTTTTAACCCCTGATGTTTCTACATTGGGGGTTTTTTTATAAATTTTTTTTCGCTTGTAATTCAATACAGCATTGACTTTTATCAAAACAACATAAAAAAATAAAAAAATATTTTATTTTTATTTGGTAGAATCAAATAAAGTTTTATATCTTTGATTTATCAAAACAAAATAACTAACAAAAAAACTAAACAAAATGCTTTATTTAAGAACCCCACTATTTGGAAATGAATTTAAAGTTTGCGATGAAATTACAGACGAAATCGTTGCAATATTTTTTACTCAAAAAGATGCTATTGAGTACATCAATTTTAAAACAAATAAATCAACAAACTTTTAAAACTAAACAAAATGACTACAAAAATTGATTACTTCGCAGAATTTACAGCTGATTTAGTTCTATTTGAGGACAGATTAAAATATATTGAAGAAGCTGGAATTGAAATTTTATCTAAAGAGATTTACGATTCTACATCGTTTCATAATAAAACAACTTACTTAGTAACTTTTAAAGTAAACAGTTTAACATTGTTACGATTATATTCAGCAGGATGCAGAAATGGCATTGAAAAATCATTTAAAAATTTTAAACCTTAATAAATGAAACAATCAACTAAAGACGCAATCACAGTTACAATCATTATCATTCTCGCTTTACTCGGCGATTCAATTTTTAACCAACTATAAAACCATGACACAAAAAAGAGGGCGCAAGCCAATTCCAGAAGAACAAAAAAAGAAACCTTTAATTGTTTACCTATCCGAAAATCAAATTAACGCGCTCGGTGGTAAATTAACCGCTTCAAAAATGTTACAAAATTATTCACTAAACAAACTAAAACAAAATGAAAAAAAGATTATTTGAAATTATTGACTATGTTTTAAAAGACGATAACATTATCGT